CCCAACCACCATCGGCAAACAAACCATAACCAGTTCCAGCATTGGCAGCAAAACCAGTTGTGGTAACACCGAGAGGTTGACCACCACCAAAGATGTTTGTGGAGTTAAACTGTAACCAGGATCTCCAGTATTGAGCAGTGCCAGCAGAGAACTCAGCATCAGTTGCCTTAGAGAGGCTCAGGTGCTTCTCAAGAATGGTTCCAGCATTGCCAGATACCTTGCCGAGATCGTCATATACTACAACGTGCAGTTCGTCGTTTCTTGCGTTACGATCAGCACCATAAGCAGTTGTGGTAGGTCTGTTAGCAATTCTATTCCACTTGACATTGCCAGATGTCAGTGTGATTTCTTGCTGATCGAACCAATCTTGCTGAGCAGCATAAGTGGAAATACCCAGTAGGTTTCCACCGTTATCAAAGATGTACAGACCTGTTGCAGAATCGGTTCCAGAAGTTCCGACACCAGCATTGGCAAATCTGTATGTACCACCTGGTTGATAATCGTAGGCAGTTACAGTTCCAGCAGAAGAAACGTGGTGAGTAAACTTAACTTCGAGGCTTGTACCAGCACCAACGTTGGTGACCAGACCTTTAAAGTATCCATCGAGAACGGATGTTGTTCCAGCACCAGCAACCACGGTGTTGGCAGGAACCTTTTGACTTACACCGTAACCGACAGAAACAGAAGTTCCAGAGTAACCAGTTAAGATTTGATCAGACTTACCATCAATGATGGCAACTTTGATTCCATTCGACCAAGATCCAGGGTTTTTAGCAATAACAGTAACACCATTGATTACGTTAGTGTCGTAACCTTGGTTTACATAATCATCAGAACTCCTGATCTTGACTGTTGTGGCAGTACCAACAAGACCGTTGCTTAATCCAGAGTTATCAGATCTTACTACTCTCAGTACCCCACCATAGGCAAGATAAGAAGAAGCAGTATACCAATACTCGTAATGATTGTTGGCTGCGTATGGCTCACCGAAAACGTCAAGCAAATCTGCTTCGGTTTCGATTAATGTGGGAATTTCTACTGGTCCCTTCTCGAAGGGTGCTACGAGACCCGCAGCCTTATCGGAAGTAGGATCGACCCTTCCAATGGTCAGGTCTACTTCTCTTACGACAATACCAGGAGATGCTAAGTTCAGCGGCATCTTTCTCTCCCTATGAAATCCAAATAATGCTAGAGTTATTTATTATTTGGTATCTTTACATTGGGGAAACAATGAACGAACACACTACCAGTCAGGATATTCCCATTCTCTAACTTTCTGTTCCGCTTTTCTAGCATTGAGAACCCGTTTTTTGGTGCATTGCTTACACTCATATGAATAAGCAGAGGGACCACTACCTCTTCTTGTTTTGTAAAAATCTGACATAAGATCTTTTACTTCAAAGCAAGATCTACACTTTCTGTGATGGAAGAGAAGATGTTCTAGTTCAAACTCCTCTTCAAATTCCATTACAGATACTCCCACATAAAAGATCTGTCACCATACTCAGCACCAGAACTCCATCTAGTTCCTTCACTATCTACAAAACCATCATCATTGTGAATGCCGTCCAGAACAAATCCAAATGGAGCCATATCTTGTTCAATCTGGTTCTTTTGTTCTTCATAAATCTTTTTCCGAACATCCTGCTCAGTCATCTCTTTGAAGTAGTCTTGTGCTACTAACCAAGAGAAAATAACAAGGCACATGGCAAGGTCATCGTGACAACCTTCTTCTGCCATGAATGTATTCTTTCTCTGAACGAATGTAGTTAACTCTGCGATGATATCATAGTCAACTGTCATCAGTTTGTCATCCTCAAGTAAAGTCTTGAGGTTAGAACAACCCAACTTTTTAACTGCCGATGTCATTCTGACACCAAGTTGAGATTTCTTACCAGAGAAACCAGAACCAACAATCTGACCAGCACGACCACGCATAGCACACATCAACACATTCTCATACTCAAGGTCAAAGAAGAGAATGGATGCTACTTGATCACCGATATCATTGACTTCGATCAGTGTGTAAGCATAGTTGTATGCCTTGGCAATATCATGAATGATGCTTGGGTATAGCATCGGTTTGATTTCATTGTTCTTATATTTTGCTACTACTCTATACGGGAAGTTGGTTATGTCAAATACAATAAAAGCAGAATAATCACCATCGATTCCACGAGCTGTATCGACCGTAATGATGTAGTTGTGGTCTTCCTTCGGGTTCTCATAAATGTCTAGACCAGCATTTCTTTTGATTGGATCATTATAGACCAGTGTCTTCAACTTCGACACACTGATCAATGTATCAACAGATCCAAGGAACTCACACTCAAACTCAACACGGAACTGTTCTTCTGAAGTGTTGGCAATAGTTTGCTTCTTCCACTTTGCATTTCTTCCAGGAACTTCAGACCAGTGAACCTCAGTTGCGACATATTCATTTCTACTCCGTTCGGCATCATGCCACATACGGTAGAAATGATTCATGCCATGCGGCGTTGAGACGATGATGACTTTTGTGCTTTTACCAGAAGTAATAGTAGGATAAACAGATGCAAAGAAGGAGTCAGCGATGTGATTAGGGACGAATGCGAACTCATCGAGGAAGATGATATTGAACGACATGCCTCGGACAGCACTCGCAGATGTAGAAGCTGCCAGTATCTTACTGCCATTCTCTAACTCCATCGAACCTTTGTTCCATGATAGTATACCCTGCTGCATCCATTTAGGCAAGTTCTCATAAGCAGTTTGTAATCTACCGAGAAGTTCTCTGGCAGTTGCAGCTTTGTTTGCCAGAATACCAATGTTTACATTGTCATTGAAGACGGCATAGTGTAAAAGAAAAGACACGCACGTCGTAGACTTACCAGTCTGACGTGGCATCTTACAGATATTAAATCTGTGGTTATGGAAGTTCCTGATTAGTTTCTTCTGGAACTTGTACATATCAAATGGTACAAGACCTTCGTCCAGAGAAACAATCTTTACATAGTTCTGAGCAAAGTAAACAGGATCTTGCTTACACTTAATAAACTCCTTGATTTGTTCTTTCGTGAACTCAACGGGAGTATTTGCTTTTTTTAGATTAGGATTACCAAGATAAATGTTGTCACTCATAAAAAATTACCTACTAATTTCTTCCCAGTCCATTGAAGCATAAACTTCTTCACTACTTGATATTGGAGATGCTGCGACAACAAGTGTTAGTTCATAAGAAGTTCCAGATAAACCATTTCTTTCTAACTGAAACTTAAATAGTGCTTCTTTCAGAATATCTACTGATGGAGAACCTTGATTTGCTGAATTAAAAAATCCAGAGGCTAATATTCTACCTCCAGTTATGCCAGTTCCGTCCAGTTTGTACTCAACTGCACTATCATCACCAGCACTTACCCAGGTTCCTCCAGTAGTAGTTCCTGATGCTCTCACCTGCCAATTGTAATTAATTCCATTATTAACACCCATCAAAGAAAGAGCAGTCATGATTACAATAGCATCTAAACGATCTGGAGATGATTTTAATCTAAGACTAATTATTGGATAAACAGTTCCAGCATCATTAAGAACATATGGTGATGTAATTGCTGTTCCTACAGCTTGTTGTAATCCACGAAGTTCGTAACCACCTTCAGAAATTACAGTAGAACAAACTTGTTTGAGAGTGCTGCTACTTGTGGTAATACCTGTATTGGCAATCTCATATCTTAGAGGAAGTGATGCTGTTGTAATATAAGTTGATTCAATTAAGTTTGCGTGGTGGAATGAATGGCAATGAATCATTACTCCATTAATTACAAATCCCATTCTGACTGTACCAAGTCCTAACCATTCAATATCCATCCAAAGAATTTGTGCTTTGGATTTATCTAAAGTAATTCCAGAAACTCCAGTACCATCTAACTTATCAACATTCCAATTTTCTTGTGCTACTCTTGTTTCAGTGCCAGTAGATAAACTTCTCTCAACAAAATATGCTGTTGTTCCATCAATCTCAAAATACATTCCATTATCAGCACCAAAATATCCAATTCTTTGTCTTAGATTTTCTTTTGGTGGCTCTGGGACAAATGTATTTAAAGTAAGTAAGGATTTGCCTGGTTGATATGAGAATGTCTTTGTAGTCTCTCTAATTACAGAACAACCAGCAGTAGTTCCAATACCAATATTGACTAATCCTTGAGCAGTTACAAATCCAACTGTAGAACCAGTGCCTACAATCAAACTGTCCCAAAGATTATTGTCTCTATATCGGTGAGAACTATCAAATAGAGTAAGAGGTTGAGATATTCTCATCCTCCCAAAAGCATCTCCCCCTACAGCCCCAGTACCAGCAACACCACAGTTTCCAATGTTGCCGTATCTGTCGGCACACATGAAAACTTCATGGAGAGTTCTCTCCTGGTTTAGATAATCTTGTGTATTTTTATTCCACTGAGCCATGATTAATCACTCCAACCCAATCTTTCTGGACGATACCTTTGAGCACTTTTAATTTTTGTAGATTCTTTACCGGGATAAATGTTGTGGATAATTGCTCCAGGATACTCTTTTAAAATTTCTTCTGCCAATTCACTTTTACTCATCATCTTACCTTCAATTTCCAAACGATAGATCTTTCCTTCCCAGACAACATCAGCAAAGAAAGATTCTTGTGCCTGCTCTGATTGAGAAGCACCTACATTTAGGGTTCCGTTGAAATCACCGTTGATGGTGATACTTTCGGATAGAAATTCTTGAAAACTTTTCATTAGCATCTCCAGCGACGACGTGCTTTACAAATTGCCTTATCGGGGTCTTTTGAGCAATCAATGTTATGCATGTCTT